GTCAGATGTACTAAGAATAAATGACCAAGAATATATAATTTTTAATTTGTATGATTTAAATGATAATTCATACAATGCAATTATAATGGAAAACTTTTTAAAAGAAAACGGAATCAAAACATCAAGTGCAAAAGTCTATGCACATTTTTACAACAAGATTATAAATCTATGTTTTGATGGTGTTGAGCCACAAAATATGCTAGAAATGAATACAGTTAAAACATTATTAGACTTTGTTACAAAAGAATCTAGTATCAATAAAAAACATTCTATGATTGGTGCGTGGAGAAAGATAGCAGCTTTAAAAAAAGATGAAGGGGATGAAACACCACTTGAAAATATGATGAGAAAATTGACACAAGAAAAAGTTTATGTTCCTGCAACAAAAAGTCAAATGTCAAAGAAGATTGATATGAATGAATTGATAAAATTGAGAAATGAATACGATCTAAAAATCAAGGATAAATCATCATGCTTTGATACATATCATTTAATTTGTTGTTTATACACGATGCTGGCACCATTGAGAAGCCAAGATTATTATGATACATTGATCAAGACTGATGATACAGATTTAGAAAATGATAATTATTACGATCTAGAAAATCAAACAATAACACTGAATAAATATAAGACATCTGCAATACATGGCACGCGAATTATTGATGTTTCCAATGAACTACATGATGTTATTGAAGCATATCATAGAAAGATAGGAGGTGAATATATAATCACATCATCAACAGGGCATAAGTTAAATGCTAAAACATTCGGTAAAACTATGTCTAGATGTTTTAAAAGAAATATATCATCATCTGCATTAAGAAACTCATTTATATCAATGCAAATTGACAAAGGAATGACAATGGAACAAAGAAAAGAAACAGCAAAAATAATGGGACATTCGATATCAACACAACAATCAGTTTATTCGAAATACTCGGATACATTGCATCCACGCGAAGACGATTTGTCATATCTGCTCAGAAGACGTAAACAATTGGCTGATGAACTTCATAGAATTAATGAAATAATTTTGAATAAAATATGAAAAAATAATCTGCTGGAAATAATTATAAGATGTCCAGTTCTATGATATTGTCTAAAGATCAAGAAGATTTATTAGACAAACTTTATTATCAAGATGGTTTTACAGTTGGAAGAGATAGACTATATGCATATGTATCAGAGAACTATCCAGATCTTAAAATTTCACGTCGACAGGTGATGCAATATCTACAGTCTCAAGAGACACATCAACTTTATGCGCCAGCAATGAGAACGGTTGATATTAGATCAACAGTTTTGAAAGAACCACATTCACAGATTGGAATAGATCTAATTGACATGAGCAAAAACGAATATAATGGATATAAATGGATATTAACCGGATATGATTTGTTTTCGAAAATGTCTTATGCTGTTCCACTAAAAAACAAGGAGACAGAGAGTGTTACTTCAGCGATGAAGAAACTTATAGAAACTGAGATTCATCATGTTGATTCTATTAGATCAGACAATGGATCAGAGTTCATAAGCAAGGAATTTAAAAATATGTTGGAAAAGAAAAATATTAAACAGGTTTTATCATTGCCATCAAAACCGCAGAGTAATGGAGGAATAGAGAGACTGAATAAAACTTTAAAACGATATTTAAAAACGCAAATGTATATGAATGATACAAATGATTGGGTACAGTTTGTTCCAGTATTTACACATGTATATAATTCAACGTCACATGATGTAACAGGTCAAGATCCAAACAAACTGAATGAAGAAACCGATAAAAAGAAACTGAAGAATATAAAAGAGAAAATAGTTGAAAGAGTATCAACAAAAAATAATAGTGATGAACAGAAGTTTGATATAGGTGATAATGTTAGACGAAAATTAGATGACGATGAGAAAACAGATGGGCAAAACTGGAGTAGAAATGTGTACACTATTTATGATGTGGAAAAACCTAAGAAAAAATCATTAAGTTCTTATGCTTATCTAATAGAAGACAAGAAAGATCAATATACAAAAAAATATTATGCAAATGATCTATTGAAGGTGATTGATATTAAAAACAAGGTCAATAGATCAGAACGATATCAAATTTCAAGACTAATAAAACCTGTTGTCCGTGATAAGAAACCGGCATATATTGTGAGATGGAAAGGATTTAAGGAGAAAGATGATACAGTTGAGTTTCGTGAACAACTGATGGAGGATGTACCTAAACTAGTGAGAAAATACGAGAAAGAAAATGTTGTGTATTGGTAATTATAAAAAAAAACGCACTCTAATAAATAAATAATATTAGACATGAGTATAATATTATTAGAAATGTCCAACATTGCAAAGGTACCTTGGCAGGAATTAGAAAAATTGATTTATGATGATCCAGATACAGAATGCAGCGATCATAGAGTTAGCGATAATTTTATTTACGATAATGACACAAAACTTTACAAGTGCACGATATGCTATGTTACACTAAAAACGATGGGTGATGTTATGAAACATTCAATCGAAAAAAAACATACAGTGTTATCAAGGTTTTTAGAACCTCTTTCCGATGATGATGATAATGATATGGAGACACTCAGTGAATGTTGTATGTTTGATGCTCAATCTTTAATTAATAGAAATTGTGATGAGCAAGATGAGCATATGTGCTTAAGTTGTGGCGCTTGAAACGCACTCTAATAAATAAATAATATTAGTGTATAATTATAAGATGGACAAAACAATAAATTGTGAAAAAGAAATTGTCGAGAATGGTTATGAATCATTCTTTCTTCCTCAAGGATATTACACATGTTATCCCGATAAATTCATGAAAAGTGAAGAATATGAAAACCTTAAAAAAACATATCCAGATTTGAAGGTTCATGACTGGAACGAAGTAAAATTAATAGGTAAAGGTAGTCGTCTGATAAAAGCTACTCAATCTGATCTAGATCACTATGAAAAAATGCACGCAAAAGATTACGAATTATTGGATAATATAAATATTTGAAGTTTCACTTCATATATTTTATTAGTTATTTTCAATAAAAAAAGTTTTACTTTTTATATTGCTAATATAATTCTGATGATGATTCTGATGATGATTCTAATGATGATTCTAATGATGATTAATAAGGATTCAAACGCACTCTAAAATATTATTATACAATTAAAGTATAATATTATTAATATGCCTCGCCCTTCCAAGAAATTACAACAAATTGAGGATATCGCACCCCCTCCAAATACTCCTGAACCGTCACCACAAGTCATTGTTGAAGATAAGCCGATAGAATTTGTGAGAAACGATGATGAATCGTTTTCAAGCCATAATCGACTGACTGAGTCAGTCAAAGGCGAGCCTTTGAATTCGATTTTTGTTCAACCTAAAAAGATCGCACCTAAAGTAAAAAGTGTCATACCCCCAGTGATGTTAAGACGTGCCAACGATCCAGCCCCAGAAGATGTTAAACATTTTATACAAACGTCAATCGATTATCCAATGAACAAAACATTGATCGAACTTCTAAATAGTGATAAAAAGCAAATTACAAAAATATCGATATTGGTTGAGTTTGATAACGATCATAAAAATATGAAGACTATTAATTTGATTTAACATAAGAAAAATATACAAAGAAATATTATGCAAATGATTTGCAAAATAATTTATTTAATTAATTTGAAAGATATAATTAAATGGAATCTAGTTTTACAACAGACGATATCAAAGATGACACAGACAATGCATTTGACCCCGGAGTAATTATGAGTGATATGATGAGAGATACAGAGAGAAAAATACTTTTATCAAAGTATGATTTGTATAAGGATGTCATGGATTTAAATAATCTATGGAATGAAATAGAACAATTAGATGTAGAATGTGATAAACGTATAGATCTTTTTAAATATGTGAAAAAATGTTATCACAATGGAAAAATGGAAGAAGCAAGAGAGACAGTCAAATTATTCACATATCTTTTAGAATCGTTGGATCAGAACGATATACCTTTATTTAGAAGGACTAAACATCATTTTTTTGACAGACTGTGCAAAGAACTAAAAATAGACCATCATTTTATTTATGATCAACCAGACTCAGATTATGAATCTGAAACAGATGAATAATTCTAATTAACTAAAACAGTTATCTAGAATTACTAAAATTAAACAAGATCCGAGGAAGTTAAATCGTACCTCTTAGCAACAGATTGGATGAAATTTTCATTATCAGGAGTCGGGTAAGGGTCAAACTTATCAAAAAGAATATCATAATAGTTTCTACCTTTATCAAGTTCTTTAATAACATAGATACAATATACACCACATAAGACAGTATCTAACGTTTGTATTTCGCTAGTATTATATTGGACTTGTTTTCTAGATGATTTAAGATATGATTCAACTTCTGCAGGAGGAGGTAAACCATAACTATCAAAATAAAGAACATAATCTAAATCTGAACGATTGTAATAACAAACCCAGTGTGTTCCGGGATTATCAGAATCTGCCAAATTAATAACACCGTTTTCATTATCTTGAATTTTATTAGGTAATTGATTTTTACTAAAAACTCCTGAGAAATGAGGAATATCTTTTAATTGATTTTGTATATCAAAATTGGACAAGGGTGAAAAATCTGAATCATCCATTTCATTTTTTTCATGAATCCCTTGTCCAACTAGTAGTTTTTTTTGTTGTGTCCCCGACCATGTAAGAATAATCCACGTCCCAACATTCCACCATATAACTCCACGGCTTCATCATCATCTTGTGGAACATCATCTTCATATTCATCATCATCATCTTCTTCTACAGGACCATCCAAAGTTTGAACATCAACACTGCCGGGTAAGAATGTTTTACGAGCCATATCCCAGATTTGTTGATCGGATAGATTAGCCATTTTTCCTTTATTTCTTAATTTGATTAATCTTCTGTAATGTTTTTGTGCCCTTCTTTGCATAGCTCTCATATTACGTGCCATTTTACGTTGATATTTACCGGTGATTTGATTTTTAGCAAAACCTCTTTTAGCTTGTTCATTAGAATATTTGCCGACAGTTTGTGCAACATCTCCGATAGCGGGAGCAATAGCACCAACACCAGCCATTAAAGTCATAGGATCAATTGCACCTCCAGTTCTTCTAGCTCTTCTATTTTTATCAGCTTCAATGATTCTCGCACCAGTATTGCTAATAGCACCAGGAACATCATCTTCAAAGAAGTTTTTAACATCATTATGAAAGAAGTTTTTAATTTTTTGTCCAGTATCTCTGATACCTTCACCATGACTTGTTCTTCTAGCTCTTCTATTTTTTTCAGCTTCGGCGATTCTAGCGCCAGTGTAACCGATAACACCAGGCAAACCGTTTTTAGACAATGCTTTTAGACCTCCTGGCACTTCATCCTCAAAGAAGTTTTTGACATCATTTTGAAAGAATTTTTTAATCTTTTGTCCAGTTTCTCTGAGACCTTCACCATTTTGATAACGTATTTGAGTAGCAGATAAATTTAGCACAAGACCTTTACCTGAGTCAATAGATTTTTTAATTTGATTAATTTGAGTATTGTTCAACATGAGATCAGTATTTCCACCATCCAATGCATCATTAGATAAACGTACTGAAACTGGAGCACCTTTGGCTTTTGCACGTGTAATATTTTGTATTTGATTTTCTGTCAAATTTAATGAATATGCGCGATAAACATCCATCTTATCTTATATTAGCAATATAAAAAAAGTTTTTTATATTGATAATAGCTACTCAAAAATATTAGTTTACAATGTGATTAACATTTTGTTGTTGGATCCTTGGAGTGTTGCTCTTTTGTCGGACTCAATAACAGTGAAGCAATAATATGCACCGTCTGCATTTGCGTCTAGTGTCCATCTGATTTCAATTTCTGATGCTGATATTGATTCATATACACGTCTTTCCATTTTTGTAAGATCAAAAACAAACATGTTATAAATTTTACCAAATTCTTCATACGATATCAACATTCCAGTGTCGTCGATCAACATTTTATTTTGTGATTCTAATAACATCAAATAAGCTCTCATGTAATCTGGCGATTGTGTTTCTGTCAGTAGGGTACTTTGTTTTAATATTAAAGTTTCAGTTGGGAAAGTATGCCCGTTAACTCTGACCTCTAATGTTCTTAAATTCATTGTATCAAAAATCATTTTATTTTGTGTTTGAATACCATCCGTCCTTGATGCAAGTTGATAAAATACATAAATCATTGATGGCCTCGATTGCATAGCAGTGACTCTCCAATTATAACCTGTTGTAGCTGCAGCTAATTGTGTTGATTGAAAATAATCTGAATCTTTCCATGCGATCGTTTGTGTTGCTCCACTTGCCAATTTTGCGTCTAATTCTGCCATTCTTGTAAGTGATGGTTTTAATCTGGGAACCCATAATGACATTTTTTTAAGATTGAATTTAACATTTGTTGCATCAACAGTTCTATGTATATAATTATTTGGGTTTGCATCTTTATACAATGTTATTTCATGTTTTGTTCCTCTGAATGGGAATCTGCATGAATCGTAAAAGTCAAACAAATAAGACAAGGGAATCACCAACTCAACAAATCTAGGTGTTGCAGTGCCAGCGGTGGTGTTTCTTGATAGTTTCCATCTCTTGAAAAAACCATCATTATAATTAGGATTGTCATAAATCTGAAGACCTTTATCACCATTAATAGCTATCTGTGCTGTGGCAAAATTTACAGCCACATCTGGAACTGCTGAAACTCTCAAATGTGCATATTTGTACACATTTGCTAATCCTAATCCTGTATCTTTATAAAAGAAAAACAAACCTCCTTGTGAATCTAAATTATCATTACATAATCTGGTCAATAATTTTGTTAATGTGACCATTCCCGGATTGTCAACTTTTGTTATCATAGTTGATTCTATTTTTAATTCGGCTTTCGAAAACAACCTAAATTGTCCTAAATTACATAGAGCCGATTTATCTGCGTTTCCTCCGTAATTTCCATCGATATTTGCAGGCACTGTACCATCATCTGCTGTTATATGACCTCTTATTCTAATAAAACCTTTATGAAACAAATAATAAGGATCGACATCTCTGTTATACATTCTAAAAATGTTTTGATTTGGTCCTAAATCTTCACCACCCCCTTGAGCTTCTAAAAATTCAGTGTATTCATACTCTTCCGTATCATTGTAATCCATTGCTGTGTTATCGAAGATGTTCTCCCAATGTGCCGATGTTTCTGATTCGATTGACATATTATTATATATTAGCAATATAAAAAACTTTGTTTATTATATTGATATTAACTACTTCTCAGTGAGTTACGAACAAGTCGTCGACAAAACATAATATTTTGAATAATTTCAATTAATTACAAGATATTTAGACCTCTTCCACTTCTATACTTATACTTTCCATATCCATAACCTAGTTTGGGATCATTTTTGTTTGTGGTTGTTGCCATATTGGTATCTGATCTACCTGTGAACATATTTGATGATTGTGGATATGTTGTTACTGCTGGTTCTCTTTTAATATATGGTATAGGTGTAATTGGACCTGCCATATCTGCTAATTTTAATCTAGCTGTACCTTGTGCAATATTTACACCTGTATCAGCAAATTTAGAACCTTTGTTAACCATTTGCTCAATATACTTTTTAGAAACATTACTTATCAAATCTGAATTTTCAACAATTTTCTTTTTTGCAAATTCTGGCAACATATCCGATGTTTTAGCTTTATCAACAATTTTGTTTACAACATCACCGGCCTTATCTTTTATAACTTGATTAATTTTGTCCTTGTTTTGATCATAAAGATTGACTCCAAAATCTAACAATCTATTTCCTAAAGATTCAAATATCTTATTCTTCTTTTTAAATCTCCTTTTTCCCAATCCGTAAACTTTGCCAATACCAACACCATAATTGCCTAGATATTGCATCCTCTTTTTAAGGTCATGTTTTTGCACAATTACCATCTTGATCTATCTTATATTAGCAATATAAAAAATATTATTATTATTGATACTTTGATGGTCTAATTTGTAAATAGTAACCGACATTTTCACCATCAAAAATTATTTCTCTGTTCAATTGATCAGTTATCCTCATTGTAATAGTTTTTATTTGATCTTGAACTTGTATTGGTACATATATCGGATTATTTGGCTCAATATGTATCGCCGAACCTCTTGAAGTATTTGGAACAAATGTGTATAAAATATCTGTACCTTGTGTATTATCATATGAACCCATCACGATTGAACATCTAATCAATAAATTATTTACACCTCGAGTAATATCTACTCTATTTTGTGACGATACATCAGCGTTGTATATTGCTGAATTAAAACCCAATAATTCATTCAATGTTGAAACTGATAAATCTATTTGATATGAATTTGTTAATTTAATGTCGACTTGAATTGTCACGGGATTAGCTAAAAGATTAACATCGAAAACATCCTCACCAGCAACAACGGTAGAATCTCCGTTTACTTTCATTCTTTCATGTAAATAATCATTAATGTCAGATACTTGATAATTACCATTTGGAAATGTCACTGTTCTCCATAATGTACCGTTATGATATCTTAATGAATTATTGCCGAATGATGATCTTATGTTTTTCCACGTATACCACAAATCTGCAGTTATTAAAGCTATTTCATACTTCTTTTGTTGATTCATCATTTCTTGTAACTCTATTCCTTTGGAAAAGTTAAGGGTGAAATTTGATGGATTTGATCCTGTTAATTTTGAACTATCTAATACTAATGATATTGACATGTCTTTGTATATTAGCAATATAAAAAGTTTTACTTTTTTTATTGAAAATAACTAATAAAATATATGAAGTGAAACTTCAAATATTTATATTATATACTTTAACATAGATATTATTTTATTTATCTTAGTTAATTTATGTTAGTACTACTGACTATGTTTATAAGTAGTATAGTAAAGATAGTTGTTGTTAATAGTTACAAATATGGATAGATGTATTAAGATAAATTAACTAGTATCATTAAAATCATCAGGAACAAATACATCATCAAAACCAGAACGATATTTTAATTCTTTATTTTTATTTCCAGAGTCAACTAAAAAAAAGTTAAATGGTTTTGATACTGCTTGTCTAAACATATTCTTAAATTCATCTTTGTCAACTTCTGAACAATGATCAGATAATATCATATTCAATTGTCTTTGTGCAGGAATATCAAATATCATAAAACATGAACAATTCGCTCTAATATCTTTAGGTGTTGAAAAATAAGATTGTGACAAGTACACTACAGAACAATTTTTATGTCGAGCTCTAATGTAAAACTCTGTCATAGGTCTTTGATCTTTCTCTAACAACATATCATCAAATATTACTAAATTTCTTTTTTCTTTGTCTAACTTATCAACCGGCACTAAATCTTTAATGTGCGTTCCATAAACAGCAATCGGGAAATCTGCCATATCTTGTAAATCTGGATCTTCTTCTATCGCATGAAAAAAATCTTGTAACCATTTATATTTATCTTGATCTAGATGTTTTGTGTAGATATATATTTTGTCATAATCTAAAAATCTTGTTATCATGTTCATTAAGACATTTGTTTTTCCTGATCCAGAACCACCACATATCAACAACCTAAATGGATGATCTGGCATTAAGAAACATTTCTTTTTAGGTTTCTCCTTTCCGTCATCACATATCTCATCAAAATTAATAATATTGAAACTTGAATTGTTAGATTTCCTTTTATTCATATTATATTAGCAATATAAAAAGTTTTACTTTTTTTATTGAAAATAACTAATAAAATATATGAAGTGAAACTTCATATATTTATATTATAGCAGTACAAAAAATATATTTTTTCTCAAGCTCGTATATATATGGCATCGTTTCAAGAAAAAGAAAAGATAATTGAAAGAAACAATCTTATCAATAAAGTTGTCCAAGCTAAGAATGTTATGCACGATTCTTTCAAAAAAAGAAGATTCGCAGAGGAAGATTATAATAACATTCTTAGAACAAATAATGCAAGATTATACGGTAGAAATGCTGATGAAGAAAATAAAATCGATGAAACACTAAATCAATTTTATGATACAAAAGATCCTGACATGAGACGTAGATTGTTAAATTCATTGCCTCCATCATTAGCCCTACAATTGAGAAATGAAGAAGTTAAACAAAATATTGATAGAAAAAAAAGTGAAGCTACAATGTTAGTATACGATGTTGATAATGTTTTAGTAAATGATAAGTATGATTTTTCAAGATTAATACGATTGACTGAAAATGATAAGCAAGATGATAAAGAATACAATCACGCATTAAATATTATTCGAAATAGATATAATAACTTTGCTAATTTGCTTAATGATTATCAACAAGCTCCGAATAATGATGATCACATTATGACTGATAAGTCAGGTCGAAAATATTACGATCCTTTTGAGAATGAAATTATTGAATCATCAACAATTAGAGGTGTTGCAAACTCTGCATTCAATAAGTATCTCAGTTTTGATAATATGAAAAAATACATATTAGAACCTCTAAAAGCAGTATCACAATACGAATTTACATTTCGTGAGGAATACGATGCAATTAATTCACCATTGCAAAAACTCATTTTTGATAATGATGACGAAGAACATCCGTTAGGCGATTTCCTTTACAGTTACGTAAGAAAGCAAAACATATTAACACCATCTGAAAAGAGAGAATTTATGACTTATATTAAAGATCTTGAAGATAAAAGTTACGAAATAGCGAAGCCCTCTGATCTCTTAAGAGGTGATGTTCCCCCAACTTATCCACCTTCTCGTGATGAAGAAGACTTTGAAGAGAATGAACGTGCAAGAAGAATGGAAGCAATTGATAGATTAAAAGAAGCACGTAGATTGTCAAGAGAAGGATCAAGTGAATCATCAAGACAACCATCACCAGAAAGATTTGAACAAAATGTAGAATTACAACAAGAATTAGATCAAAGAGATCAAGCCTTTCAGGATTACATAAATGCAAGATATACGGGAGATCTTTCAAAGGTTCTCAAAAAAATAAACGAATATACAGGACAGAAATTTGTTTCCAAGACATGGGATGATCTAGTTGATCAACTAGAAAAATACACAGGAAAACAATATGGTATAGAATACAGAGTTAAACCTGAACTATACCGAAAGAAAGATTTGTTAAAGCATATTTATAACGAAACAATGAAAAGAAAAAGAAATCCACAACAAGGACAAGGCATGAAGATAACAACTGACATAAAAGAGTTGAAAGATCGATACAACTTATTGCAATCTTCAAAATTAGCCGGAAATACTTCAAAAAAAATTACGAATGAATTGAAAGAAATTTTAGAGATTTTACATAAATCAGGCTCAATTAATCAAAATGAATTCAGTAATAAATTGATGTCGATGAGATAATTTTAGATATGATTTTAATATTTTTTTAGTGTGCTAATATAATGAAGTTATACAAACTCAAAAATGAACAAGATGTTCAAAATGTAATACAGTCAAAAAATTCATTAAAAAATATAATTGATGACAGATCGATGAATGAAAGAATGTTACAAGATGTAATTAATAAATCAATGGATGATGAACGTGACATGTTAGATCTTCAAGAAAAAATATTGTTCAATGAAAATTTAGATAAAATCAATGAACTAAGAGAAGAAGAAGGATTAGAACCGTTGGACCCATTACCTTTAGAAGTCACCACACAAGAAGAACAGTTAGCACGAGATCAATTAAAAATAAAAAGAAAAACAAAAAAACTTCACATCCCACAAGAAATTAAATATTTCAAAAATATTTACAATCAAATAAAACAAATGGAAAGAGGTATCATAACACAAAGTGAGGAAGATATGATAAATCAACTTCATCAAGAAGCATTAGAAAGATTACAAGAAACTAAACAAACTTCTACACCTGCACAAAAAAGTAACTTCAATAATACTATATCAAAAGAAGACCCTCAATTTATAGAGTTTATGTCTGATATTTCTGAATCAATTCCAAATATTGAGTACACTGACACCGAAGATCTCGTGAGACAAGCTCAAGAATTTACAGGAGATGTAAGCCCCCAGGAAAGCCAAGATGATCTCACATCACTCACACCATCATTTAAAACAATTTCAACTAGAAATAAACCTATCGATTACAATACTCCATTTGATGGTGATGAAAAGATTGATTTTGGTTTTGATGACAAAGACAATCAGGCTTTTTCAAAAATATTTGATGATATCGATGAAAATGAGAAAAAGATCGAAAATTTCAAACAAAAGATAGATGATACAATTCAATCAAATAAATCTGATTCTGTCAAAAATGATATGATATCAACATTTTCACAACAAATTAATTTATTACAGAAAAAGATTGAAGATGCACGAAATTTATATGATACTATTCAAAACTATGATGAAGGTGATGAAGAAAGAATAAAACTGTTAGATCAAATTTTAAATGATGGTGATGATGACGATGATGATGATAATGATGATGATGATTTACCTGATGACATAATGAGTAGATTATTGAGCAAGATAAGAGAATCACCGTCAGTTAGTTTTAAGAATGATTTTAACATGGATGAAAAAGATAATATTTTAACAAGTCTTTTAGAAGGTGACATAGATATATTGAAAGTTGTTGATAAGATTACAGATCTACCCGGACCCGACACAATCGCATCTATAAAACTCGCACAACAAAAAATAACATCACAAGAATTAACAAGATCTACTAAAAAGAAATATGTTGATGATTATCAAGAATTAATTAATAACACTCCAAAAACTCCAGAAAATAATAAAAAAATATCTGATCTTAAAGAAAAAATTGAAAGAGCTAAAAAGGAAGAAGAGACGGCAACAGAAACACTAAAACTATTTAATGAAAATAAACAACAACATTTAGATGTTCTCAAAGCTAAATATGAACAATACAATATATCGCCTCGTAAAAAAGTCAATATTAGACAAGGTTCACCAGAAAATCAAAGAACATCTAAAACTGATAAAATCATAAAACAAAGTCAGAAAATTTCACAACCTGTTTTCGAGCAAAGCTTACCTTCGGTTGATGATGATGATGAAATAACTAAAAAATATCGTAAACTCAAAGGTGAATCAGTAATGAATGAAATTGTTAGATTGACTGAGCATAATTCTGATTTGAACGGTTTTCTTAAAGAAGATGAAAAAAAACTCAAAGAATATCAAAATAAAAAACATCTGACTTTTCAAAATAAGATAGTGAATGACAAGAAAATTAAAGATACAGAATATTCCATTAATGAAACTAAAAAAATGATGGAAACGAATGATAAGTATCTTAGAATATTAGGTGAAATTGATAATAAACAAAATGATATTTTAAGAGACCACATGAAATATATAGGGTCATTAGAAGAAGATGTTGAACGATCAAGAATAGAAACAGAGAAATTTCTCGATCCAATAAAAAAAAGACAGGTTGAAAGACAGAAGTATCTTGATGAATATAATAAAAATAAAGAAAAAAATAAAGAAAAAGAAATGGAAAGACAAATATTAAATCAAAGGAATGCATTAAACGATGAAATAAATTCTCTAAATAAAAATAAAGAAAAAAAATCAGGCAAAGGATTAGGTAAAATATCTAAAGATGGTACATTTGGTAAAGTACATGTTGATGTTAATGAACTAAATTATAATCTTAAATTAGTTGTTCATAAAAATGGTCGTAAAGTTATGTCTAGAAAAGTCACAGAAGATGTTGTTGATCTCCTTACTAAAAAATACAATTCAAAAAAGAAGTATGATAAAACAGCTTTAGACATTTTTGAGAAAGTTGTTGAACATGCTGAACTTAGACCCAAAATATTAAAATACAAACAAAAGTTAATAGGCGGTAATATTGCTGTAATGTCTCCTGATGATATGATAATTGAACTCAAAAAATTAACAAATCGTAAAGGTTTATCACAACTCAAAAAAAATAAAGGTTCTGCAATTTTAGATAAATTGTTAGAATTAAATGTTATTGACAACTCATATCACAAGAGTATTTATTACAATCATTTTAGTTAATTTAATTATCTCATATTATAGATATATATATAACATGAGTCAAGATATGTATTGTGTTAAAGACAAGAAAATGACACCTACTTCAAATATTGTTATGAAAGTTACAAAGAATGGTAGGAATATGATGCAAGGTAAATGCACAATATGTGGTACAACTAAAACTAAGTTTGTTGCTGGTACATCAGGATCTGGTATGCGTACTATGCAAATGAAACCAGAAGATTATGATAAATTAGCTGAAAGACTTAAAAATGCTCAAGGTATAGACACATGGCAAGCCCCCGGACGACATCCATTTATGAGAATGGATAAGAGAGCGATTCCCCGAGCAATGGAATAAATTTATTTTAATATTGTCATGTATAAATATATATACAACAATGACTACAAAGTTTGGATATTCAGGTTCAGGATCTGGTGAAAGAGGTCCAAGAGGCTTTCCAGGTAAAGGAATTAGTACTATTACATATGATGATCCTAATGATCAATTGGTTATCACATACGATGACACAACTACTTCCAACATACCATTTCCTGGTGTTTCTTTAGACACAACAGCAAATATAAAAGCATATGGTGCCAACAACGCCAATAAATTATTAGTTGAAAATAATTCAGGTGATGATATATTTAATGTCAACACTTCTACAGGCACAACGTCGATGACTGGAATATCAAACAATGGAGGATATACACAAACAGGCACATCAAATAATAATTTTACAGGAATAACAAATATCTCAAACAACAATTCTACAGTATTGAGTCTTACAAATCCTTCGGGTATTGCAGGTCTTAATTTTAACTCCAGTGGAAACAGTAAAACTTTACAGTTAAATTCTTCAACTTTTTTCATAGATGGCACTCTTGCACCCAATGCCAATGACACATACCAACTTGGAGGTACATCGTCAAGATGGGCTAATATGTATTCTACAAATCTTGACACAAATGGCACAAATACATTATCAGGTACAACTTCAATAAGTGGTAATCTGACAACTGGAGCATCACCCCTTAATTTTGGTACAGGAACTTTAACCAAAACATCAGGGGCTATGAACTTTGGTACTGGTAATGCTACTTTCTCAGCTGGAGGAACATTTAACGTTGCATCAACTGCAAATTTTACTGGAACAATTGTATCAAGTGGTACGAACAATGCGAGTAAGTTTTCAGTCGCTCAATCAGGTGGTAGAAAAATAATAAATGTTGATACAACTAATAATACAGTAACCTTTTTAGGTTCTAATGCGACTTCTTCCACGTCTATAAATGGTTCAAGTTTGACAGTTAGTAACACTTCAGGCAATGGCAATTGGGGACAATTGATAGGATCTGGTAGTTATAGTGCTAATATGACCGACTCATTGATTTTAAGAAATACTGCGACAGGAGCTGGAACCGGCGTCTTTATTAACATGAGTGGTCATAATGGCACATCAGTCACAGATGCACGGCTGCAATTTAACGGAACGCATTTACTTTATAGCACTCTGACAGGTGGTGATCACGTTTTTAATAGTAATGTTAGACCTCCTTTAGATAATACATATACTTGTGGTGCTAATGGTTTAAGATGGTCGACTGTCTATGCTGGTAGTGTTGTTACAACATCTGATCAAAGAGAAAAGAACACAATCACAGATGAAGTTCTAGGACTTGATTTTATCAATGAACTGAGACCAGTAAGTTTTAAGTACAATGTTGATAGAAATGATGTTGTGTATCAAAATGTTCCAAGAGTTGACCAAAATGGCGATCCTGTTTATCAAAGAATTCCTGTGCTTGATCAAAACGGATATCCTACTTTTGAAATAATACCTGTTCTTGATGGTGAAGGCAATCCAGTGTTTGAACAAATACTCATTGTTGATGAAAATGGAGATCCAGTTCTAGACATAGAAGGTTCTCTGACTTATACAAACGGTGATCAGATCTTTTCAAACGGTGATCAAATATTTACCGATGGTCCTCAAATCATTGATTCAGTAGCTGTTGTTGTTCCCGTTCCTGGCACGAAATACTTTCATGGATTGATTGCTCAAGAAATCGATACAGTATTAGAAAACAACAATCTAACTTCTAATGATTTTGCAGGATTGAACAAAGAAGATCCAAATAGATATGGTGTGAGTTATACAGAATTTATAGGTCCTATGATAAAATCAATTCAAGAATTAAAAGCAATAGTTGACCAACAACAACAAACTATAAACAGTTTACAAACTCAAATCAATCAAATAATTAATCAATAAATTGACGAGTCATTTTTTCTTAGTACACCTAGTCATAATGTTGGTCAGATGTAATAACATTAATTAACTAAGTAAATATTTTGTCTATCATTAGTATATAATATAAATATTTGAAGTTTCACTTCATATATTTTATTAGTTATTTTCAATAAAAAAAGTAAAACTTTTTATATTGCTAATATAATGGCAGAAACGAAGGGTTTAAAATCAATAACACTAACTACTACAAAGTTAAGTGATGAACTGAAAGAGTTGATTAAGATTGTTACTGAACTAGAACAAAATTTAGATCACAAGTTAAAAGAACTTGATAGTAAAATGAAAGAACTTGACAGCAAGTTAAAATATGTGGATGAAACATTGAAAAATGTAATTGAGGGATAGAATCTCTAGAATAATGTCATTGTGAACAATTAAAATGTATTCTTATATTATAATATAATATAAATATTTGATGTTTCACTTCATATATTTTATTAGTTATTTTCAATAAAAAAAGTTTTACTTTTTATATTGCTAATATAATGAGTCACACAACCCCAGGATTAAAGAATCTGGACAACAGATTGTCAATGATAGAAAGTAAATTAGGAAACAATATTAAAGATGAAATATTTGAACCTTCTTTTATTTCTGAACTGCATCGAAAAGAAGAAGATGTTAAAAAAAGTGCATCAATACAAAAATACAATGATATCAAAAATGAATATTTAGAAACTGTTAAAAAATGGATTACAGATCCTTTATCACAATTAACAAAACTAGTTGAACTCACAGTCTTCTTTGTTGAACAGAGTGCACCTATGGTAGCACAGATATTCGGGACAATAATAAAAGGTAATGCAAAACTAAATTTTGCTTTAGAGTTGATTGGACTTGTGATAAATGTTGTCAATGAGTTTATTAATTCTGATTTTCTTAAAAATACAATCAATCATTTTGTGACACTGTTTAATGAGAGGAAACATCTAACAAATAAAAGTGATGTGAATGAACCAGTAAAAAAGAAATCAAAAAAAAGTTTCTTTAAAACTATCAAAGGATCATTGCGATAATCTAAACGCACCTTAAATAAATAACTTTAATAAGTATAATATAAATATATGAAGTTTCACTTCATATATTTTATTAGTTATTTTCAATAAAAAAAGTAAAACTTTTTATATTGCTAATATAATATATTTATTAAATGTCAAAATATTTTACGAGATTTGAAAAAAGATTTTCTGAAGGTGTGCCACTTTTATTTAAGTGGGGAAGATTAGAATTATTTATACATTATTATCCTGATAGAAGCTATGTGATCATAGATTGTGATATTGAATACAATAAAGAAAATAATCTGTTTGAGTCAAATATTAAATATACAATTTCCACTTATGAACGCACAGATCAACATGTAAATGTGTATAAATTTTTTGAACTCATGCTTAAGGCTTTGAGATTAAAGTTTGTGTTCAAACTTGAGAGTTACGAACAAGTCGCAGACAAGTCAACGATTAAGGTTGATGAAAGTATTGTATGTTTCTTTAGTGATTTATTAAAGTCATTGATAGATGATATGTTTATTGAAAAAGCAAATGATGAACTTTTTATTAAAATACGTGAAAAATTAGAATCATAAATAATTTTAAAAAAATAAAAATGATATATATAATATATAAACAAAAATTATGTCGAATGAATCAAAACCTCTTGTTAAGAAAAATATTAAGGTTGTTAAATCTAAAAAGAATACCAAGACCTCAGGCAATAGCACAAGCGTTATCAATACTGATGCTATGTCACAATTGGACAGCAATGAAAATGCTCACTTGGACAGCAACACATTGTGTAAAATCGATAATCTAAATGATGAGATAAAGCTTTTGAAAGATCAACTACTGTCAACAGATCAAGAGATCGACAGTTTATTTATGTATGAATACGAAAAGAAAATGAAACATAATTACTTAAAAAAAACAGAGCTAAAAGCACAAATTAAGCACAAAGTTGATTTATTGGAATATATTAAACTAAAAGGACTAGGAAACTTAGATGGTGCATATAAATTATTATCGGCAGTTAAATCATAAGTATACAATGTTCATCGGATATTATCAGAACTATCGAATTTATAAAAGCGACAAACCATTAAAAAAATATTATGCACTTGTTGGAGACAAAAAGATTTATTTCGGTCAGACAGGCTACGATCAGTATTACGATATTATGCAGCATTATTCAAAATATAATCATCTTGATAAAAACAGGCGTCGACTATATTACGCAAGACATGGTTTTGATGCTGCCAAAGGATCACCAAAGTGGTTCAGCCGTAATGTGCTGTGGAGTCTCAGTATTTGAATGTTTTTTGGGATTCTCAAAAATATCACTTGTACATTACTCTCACTTTTTATTTGTTTTATTTACATTATTAATGTAAAAATCGCAATTAAAATATTAGATTAATCCAACGTCACTTTTTGTTGTATTGTTGTATATTGCTCCATATAAAATAGATCCACGGACATTAAAATATTCTATTTGTTTTTTTGCGAACATTGTTACTTGTTTTTCAAGTGACATTGTCTTTTGATTTTCAAAAAGTTTTCCATTATAATTGCATTGTATGAATTATCATTTAAATCATACAAATTAAAAATTATATATTCTTGGTCATTTATTCTTAGTACATCTGAC